AACAGAGGAGAAATGGAATCTATGAAAAGGACAAGGAAGGTTAGGAAGGCTAGGGTTGCTGACGCAATCTTAATATCCGATTTACATTTGACCGATAAAACCCCAGTTTCCCGGATGGATGACTACACAGAGGCTCAGAAACGAAAACTGGAATTTTTGAAAAAATTATCGAAGGAAAACAACAATTGTCCAATCTTATGCGCTGGGGACGTATTTGACTATTGGAAAGCTAGCCCGTGGCTGTGTTCATTCGCTTACGAACACTTGCCTGAGCCGTTCATTTGTATACCCGGTCAGCACGATTTGCCCGGACACTCATTGGACGAATATTCGAAGTCTGCATTAGGCCTAATGGATTCAGTTGGGAAAGTATGTGTTATCAACGATTGGAGAAAACCTATCATCGAGAATAATTTATTCATTGTTGGGGTTCCCTATGGAAAATTAGATGAGTTTGACCCAAAAGAAATTACTTTCCCCAAAAGGAAACGCAAAATCCTCCTACTGCATACACTTATATGGCTGGATAAGATGCCAACTTGGAGTAAAGGTGATTATACGGCTAATGAAATATTAGAACGATATGCAGAATATTTTGACTTGATACTGACAGGGGACAATCACCAACGGTTTATTTCCTTGAAGAACAAAACTACTATATTGATCAATCCGGGAAGCGTAATGAGGATAACCGCTGACCAGGCGGATTTTCAACCACGATGTTTTCTCTACTATGCGGAAGATAATACTGTAAGGGATGTAGATTTTCCGATTGAGAAAAATGTTGTCACCCGAGAGCATATTGAAGAAAAGGCTCAAAAAGACGAAAGGATACAAGCATATATAGAGCGTATGAATAAGGACTTTGAGATGGGGTTATCCTTTAGACGGAATCTTGAAATATTCTTCGAGGAGAATAATGTCCCAAGGAAAGTGAGGGAGATAATATGGAGAGCAATGGAGCGGACAAGCTAGGTAGAAAACTACTCAAGATAAAAGAAGAATTGGAAGAGAAGAAAGCGAAAAGGCTAGAGCTTCAAGGCGAGCTAAAAAGCCTCATGAACCAACTGAAGGAATTGGGGGTGAATAGTCTTGAAGAGGCAGAAGAAATGACCCATCAGATGGAGAAGGAGTTGGAGGAAATACGAGAATCTATTGAAGAACAAATTGAACAAATCGAGGAGCTAATGGAGGGTGGAGAAGAGGATGATTGATGTTCATAAACGTCGCAACGAGTACGTTTCTATGGCATGAATAAGAAAAAAATTTAGGGAGGTAGATTTTTGATGACTTTTGCCGCAATGTTGGTCATAACTCTTTTGGCGTTCGGTTGTATATCGGGTGGTCAATTGAAAAAGAAGTCAGAAAAAGCCAAGCTCAGATATATGACAAGGGCGGCTATAATAGCTGCAGTTTATGTAGTGGTTACTTATTTGTTCAAACCAATAAGCTATGGGGTAATTCAAGTAAGGGTATCCGAGGCGTTGACGTTGTTACCACTCATAGAACCCGCCGCAATTCCAGGACTTTTTGTTGGTTGCTTGATTGCAAATATTTTAGGCGGAATGGGACCGTGGGATATTTACCTTGGAAGTCTGATTACGCTAGTATCCGCATATATTACCTCCAAAATGCCTAATCCGGTTTTAGGAGCGCTTCCACCAATCGTTTTTAATGCAATAGGAGTTGCGTTTTATCTATCGTTTTTATTCGACGTACCTTATCGGGCCGCCGCCTTGTACATTGGAGTAGGTCAACTTGTGTCTGTTGCAGGGTTAGGAATTCCTTTGTATTACTTCCTACAGAAGACCAGTTTGAAGGATTTCTTTCAGAAGGAAGAAGATTTATGAATTCAAAAATTAAGCAATTGCGAAACAAGCTGGAATACCTAAAAGGACAACGTGACCAGCTTCAGAAAACCATAGATGACCTGAAGGATAAAATCAAAGAAGATAAACGGATGCTCATAAGATACGAGCGAGCGTTGGAAATTGTAAAGCAGGTAGGATTACTTACACAAAAACAGCTGGAATATCATTTGGCTGAGCAAGTAAGCCTAGCGATGGAAGCGGTGTTTGATAATCCTTATCGGCTGAAAGTAAACTTTCAAGAAAAGCGAGGAAGAACTGAGGCTGAAATACTGTTCGTGAAGGGTGACCTAGAATTCCCGCCGCTAGGTAATGCCGGCGGCGGGACGATAGACGTTGCGTCCTTAGCTTTACGGATAGCGTATTGGAGTATGAGACGGGACAAGAAAATCAGACCTTTACTACTGTTGGACGAACCATTTTCTCAACTAAAAGGTGAGATAGCAAATCGCCGGGCTTTATCAATCATTCAAGAAATTAGCCACAAATTAGGATTGCAAATTATAATGATTAGCGACGAAAGGGTTTCCCGTGAGGATATAATTGCCAATGCCGATAAGGTTTTTCACGTGTACCAGAAGAGTGGGGTAAGCAATGTTAAAGTTTTATAAAAGTTTTTAAAAAAATTAAAGATTTTCCTCTGAAAATGTTGTCGCTGTATAACGGGATAGACAGTTTGGTGACATATAGGCTTGCAGTGTCGCAGATGAAAGAGTTGAGATTTGAGTTATAAAAATAATTTTGCTGCAAATTGTATAATAAGAACGAGAGAGGAAAACAGAGCTATAATAACCTACCGACTTTGATGAGGCAGGCTAAAAAAAATCAGATGAAAATAAGGAGGAAATAAAAAATGGAAGAAAATATTTACCAAAAGAAAGGATATAAGGACAGGAAAGATTATTTGGAATGTCTGGCGGCAGACTATTGCGTACCGCTTGACACTGTCTATGTACTTGCCTCCGTACTAGGCGAGGATGAGGATTTTGATGGATTAATTTCCTCATTAGAGGACGCGGAGGGGATGTTTGATGAATAGGGAAGGGTTAATCCCCTTCCCTTTAAGGAGATTGCGCCATGAAAGGAGGCTAAAAGTATGAAAGTTATTAAACCAAGCGTTGAAATTATGGATGAGTTTGATGGACTGGATGTAATCAGAAAACTTGAATTATGTGGGCGGGTTTGTTATAAGTCAGAACATAAAATGACTGAAGCTTCCTCTTTCAAGTTCATTCAAAACATAATCAATAGAGGTCATGAATCAGTATTGGAACACTTCAGCTTCACTGTAAAATTTATTTGTGACAGAGGGGTTTCCCATGAAATAGTTCGCCATAGAATAGCAAGTTATTCACAGGAATCCACCAGGTATTGTAATTACAGCAAAGATGATTTTGGCAGTGAAATAACCGTAATCGAACCTTGCTTTTTAGTTCCCGGAACAGAAGGTTATGACATGTGGTATAAGGCTTGTTTAGTTGCTGAACAAATGTATTTCAAAATGTTAGACTGGGGATGTACGCCACAGGAAGCAAGGGCTGTTCTTCCAAACAGTTTGAAAACCGAACTGGTAATGACCACCAACATTAGAGAATGGCGACATTTCTTGAAGTTAAGAACTTCACCAGCAGCACATCCACAAATGCGGGAAGTTGCCGGCTTACTTCTGAAAGAGTTGAAAGTAAAAATTCCAGTTGTATTTGATGATATTGAAGGTGTTGTTTGATGAGGGATAAGAGAGATCTAAAGTATAATCAAAGCGGGTATGTCGACCCAACAGCTTATGAAGCAATTAGTAATGTAATCAAAGAAGAAAAAGAACTAGAGAAAAGGGTTCGTTACCTGATAAGTGTTCTGAGGTCCATCATTGATTGGGCTGGATTTGAACTTATCGGCAGAGTCAAAATCAGGGATAAGAAAACAAGAAAGGAATTCAGATAAAACGCGGATTACCAATCATCATTGAGTAAATGGAAGAAAAAAAAGAAGGCAAGTGATCGAATGATAAAGCGGTGAAATTACTTTGGCAAATGGTGATTTCAACAATGGTAAAGAAAATGGAGAGGACATGGAAAGGAGAGATTAAAATGAAAGAACTTTTGAATAAAAAATTCAGTACATTGCAAATGTTTTTAACTACTTTTTTTGTAGTGGTATTAGTAGTAAGTAATATAATAGCTAATAAGCAAGTACAATTACCGTTTGGCATAACGATGCCTGCAGCTATAATATTATTTCCGATAACTTACATTTTATCAGATTTATTTTCAGAAGTTTATGGCTATAGATGGAGTCGGTTGACAAATATTCTAGGTTTAATAATGAATTTATTTACAGTAATGGTATTTATGATTGCTATATCTATGCCGGCTCCAAGTCACTTTGAATTACAAACAGAATTTTCAAAAGTATTAGGATCAACTCCTAGAATATTGTTTGCTTCCATAATGGGTATATATATTGGAGATCTTTTAAATGATATTATCTTTGCAATGATGAAGAAAAAACATATAAATTCTCATAAAGGATTTAGAAGCAGAGCAATTATATCAAGTTTAGTAGGACAATTTGGAGATAGTTTGGTATTTATACCCATTGCTTTTTACGGATTAATGCCTTTTCAAGTAATGCTTAATACGATTATAATGCAGCCAATAATAAAAGTAGCTTATGAAGTTCTTATTTTGCCTATCACAAATTATCTAATGTTAAAATTATCAGATTATGAGAAAAACTTGAGGAGTGATAGTAATGATAAGAGATAACCTTCGTTGTATTAACAAGATGTATAAATACTGCTTTGAAGAAAAATGCATACAACCATGGTACACGATAGTTGGAACAGGACCATGTAAAGATCACGTAACAGGGGCAGAAGCCAATAACCTCAAAAAAGTACTTGATATAGTCCTAGACGAGAAAGACCGTATCAACAATCTGGTAAGCAACCTTACAATGGAAGAAATTGAAAGACTAAATCTCCTTGAACAGCAGGCCATTATATGTGAAATAGAGAACGCGTTATGGAGACTCATTAAAATCAAGGTACATATACGAGATGATGTTTGAGTCGGAAGGAGGAAGAACAATGATATGTAAAATCGAGGATAGATATATCCTGGTATGTGATATATGCGGAACTGAGGATGATGAAACCTTCTACGACTTCTATGATGCAGTAGAACACAAAAAAAAATGAACGGCTGGAAAAGCCAGAAACATAAGGGCGAATGAGAAGATGTATGTCTCGAGTGCCAGCAGGAGGGATAACTCTACGGGCCCAAGATGTAAACAAGACATCTCGAACCATGTTGAACCAGGATAAGAAAGAGTGATTTATGTAAAAGAAAGGGGATTGCAATGTTTGAATTAGTTGAAGTAAAAACAGGTAGAATCATAGAACGATATGGTTATGATTTTGATGCATTTATCAAGACAAAATATGGAGGCTTCTTCTCGCTAATAATGGATGATGCGTTCACGCCCGGGGATGTTATGCCTGAATTTGCTTGGAGGAGAAGTAAAACAACTGAATTAGCGGGCATTCCCATAGAACGTAGAAAATGCGACAAAAGAATAGGAAATGTGAGTATAAAGGAAATATTGGAAGCCGAAAGGAGGGTAGAGAGACGATGACAAGGCAGGAAGGCGAGTTTTGCAACAAAAGATGTCCTAAATGTGGGGCGATGTTATTAAAAAATGAGCGAGGGGACGAATGGTGTTCGCGTCCAGGATGTGAATACTTGTCGAAGGAGTTGCATGAAAAAGAAAAATGACTGTTGGAATTTATCTGGCAAAAAATATATTGCTGACCGGAAAACCGGAAGCACTCGAATAAAAATTCGGGTGCTTTTTCTTTTGGGGGAGTATGGTACTTGATATTCATGATATTGGCAAAGCCATATACGAGTTAATACCTCATTGAAAAAATTTTTTGACTCCACTCAAAATTTTTTTCCAAAAAAGACTTGACTTGGTTGGACATCTTTCGATATAATTATAACAGAAAATCTTTTGGCTTGGCTTTTAACCATCATGGCTGATTCGACGGCCTAAAAAGCTGTGCCAGCCATTGGGAGAGGGAACCCTTTTGGCCAATTTAAATGAATTTATTGACGAAAACGGGAATTTTGACAAAAAAGGTTTCCGAAGAAGGCTTCGGAAACTCGGTCAACGAAGAAAAAAAGAAGAACGATTGAGCCGAAGAAACGCTTTTGATGTACTCGACCTCACTCCATACAATGCAACTAATCTTATCATTGACGGAAAGAATGCCACCATTGTATATAAATAATCCCTCTCCTTCATTCTTTTCTAAAGTGCACAGCCGGAATAGAAAGAGAACTTTGTTTCTAGATACCTAATTTAGGTATTATTTTTTTGGCTTATTGCATTGGACAGGTAATTTTATTGAGGTGGAACAGTTATGTTCTCGAAAAAGAAAGGCTTCGCTCGGACCAAGTTTGGTAGCAACGATGCAAAAAAGAAAAAATCAACTAGGAAACCAAAAGCATTGCTCCCCAAGCCTCCAAAATCAGTATTAGACAATTTAAAATTGACTCCAAAACAGCGTCTATTCGTGCAAGAATATTTAATTGATCTCAATGCAAAACAAGCATCAATAAGGGCGGGATATAGCCCGGCGAATGCTGAATTTCAAGGTCATCAGCTCATAAATAACCCCAAAGTGAAGTATGCAATTGAATTAGCTATGTACGAGCGGGAACAGCGGACGAAGGTGACTCAGGACAGGGTGGTTCAGGAGCTTGCAAAGATAGCTTTCTTGAATCCAACAGACGTGATCAACGAGTACGATGCATCAATACGCAACGGTGCAACACGAGAAGATACCGCTGCAATATCTTCTATCCGGGTAAGAAGAACCCCGTCTAAGAACGGAATGGGAGTTGAACGGGAAATAAAGCTGCATGATAAGATTCGTGCATTGGAGTTGCTTGGTAAACATTTAGGGTTGTTTAACGATAAGCTGAATGTAACAGCCGATGCAGTGGTAAGGATAGTGGATGACCTAAGCGATTCAAAAGACGATGCAATGGAGACCAATGGCGAAATCGAGGAATGGTGCATATGATGAAAGCTCCAGTGGTAGATGTCCGGCTTTCGGAATTGATTGCACCGTCCTTCTATGAATTGCATAGGGAGCTAAAAGAGGAACGGTATGATGAATATTGGCTCAAAGGTGGACGTGGTTCAGGAAAGTCCACCTTCATTAGTGTTGAAATAATCCTTGGGATATTGCAGGACCCGGATTCAAATGCAGTAGTTTTCAGGCGGTATCAAAATGAACTTCGGGATTCCGTTATCGGTCAGTTTGAATGGACTATTGCAAAGATGAATATGGGACATCTGTTCTACGTACAAGTTAGCCCTATGCAAATTGTTTACCTTCCTACAGGGCAACGGATTATCTTTCGTGGAGCAGACAAGCCCTCGAAGTTGAAGTCAATCAATATCGGCAAAGGGTATATCAAGTATGCATGGTTTGAAGAGCTTGACCAATTCGGTTCAATGGACGAAATAAGGAACATTTTGCAATCGGTTTTTCGAGGCGGAGACCAAAAGCGGATATTATTCTTTTCATATAACCCTCCAAAATCATCCCGTTCATGGGTGAACCAAGAGGCGAAAACACCGAAACCGGGAAAACGAGTTCATCATTCAATATACTTGGATGTTCCAAAGCATTGGCTGGGAGAAAGGTTTTTAACCGAAGCAGAGTACTTGAAACAAGTTAATGAACTTGCATACAGACATGAATATCTCGGAGAAGAAACCGGAACAGGCTTGGAAGTATTCACCAATGTAATACTCGAAACTATTACTGATGAACAAATTATAAGGTTTGACCGAATACGTCAGGGATTGGACTTTGGTTATGCAGCTCATCCGGCTTGCTTTGAACGTTTGCATTATGATAGTACAAGACGTCGGTTATACTTATTTGCAGAGGTTGCTGGATTGAACTTGTCCAATAGGTTGCTGTATATGAAGATTCAAAAATACAACGATGTAATCACCATTGCAGATAGCGCAGAACCGAAATCAATTGATGAGTTGAGAAGCTATGGCATTAGAGTATTCGCGGCGAAGAAAGGCCCGGGTTCAGTAGAATTCGGAGTCAAATGGTTGCAAGACCTTGAGGCTATTATCATTGACCCTCTGCGTTGTCCATTAGCCGCAAAGGAATTTATTAATTACTCGTTGGAAACGGACAGAAGTGGAATGGTCAAGGACAAATTCCCAGACAAAGACAATCACTCCATTGACGCCGTAAGGTATGCATTGGAAGATGATATGGTGGGGTATAACATGCACGGAGTAGGGCTACTGAGAGGGGCGAAATTATATGGCTAAACCGGTATGGCTTAAAAAAGCCGTCGGGGAAATATCAAAACTCAGACAAGGCATTTTCGGCAAATTTGGTAGCCTTATTGGCGGCAGCTGGAACGTACCATATGTGCTGAACAGTAGCCGAGTTGACTATGAACTTGCTCGGCAGTTATACCACAACACTCATGATGATTATAAGTTAGGAGCCGGGTTTGCGAAGCCTATCATAAACACGTTGGCTGGATTCATGGGAGTACCAAGGTTCCGGTGTAAGGACGAAGAGGGCCAAGAAGTCCTGGATGAGCACGTTAATCGCTGGGTTAGTCGGATGCAGCGAACTCACCAGCTTAGCTTAAGAGATGGGGACAGCTTTGTGATGTTGGCCAACCTGGAGAACGATGACCCGCTTTATCCAGATGAAGAAAACCGGATTGATTATATAATCATTCCCCCGGAGCAGATAGCGGATATTGAAATTGACTCGATTACCAGGAGGCCAAAGGCATACACGATTAAGGCCCGAGCCAAGTGGGATGGAGGGCAAAAAGAATACACTGTAACGCAAAAGATAACGGCCGATAGAATTGCGGTCACTATAGAGGGAGATGCTCCGGAAGGCGTGACAAGTGAAATACGGCCTAACCCTTGGGGCTTTATTCCGATTGTTCATTTCAAGAATGAACCAGAGGAAACAGAGCTATATGGAACAAGTGAACTTGAGCCGATAGAGCCTTACTTGAAGGCGTACCATGACGTGATGCTTCACGCTATGCAAGGGTCAAAGATGCATAGCACGCCAAGGCTGAAGTTGAAGCTCAGGGATGTGCAGGCTTTTCTACAGAATAATTTTCCCGAGGCGCTAAAGGCAGTTCAGCGCGGAGAGCAGGCCAACATCGACCTGAAAGGCCATGAGTTACTTATTTTTACAGATGAAGAGGACGCCAGTTTTATCGAGGCGCAATCGACAATTGGTGATGCAGAAGCTTTACTGAAGCTTCTCTTTTATTGCATTGTTGATGTTTCCGAGGTCCCAGAATTTGCCTTCGGGGTACATACTCCCAGCAGCCATGCCAGTGTAAAAGAGCAAATGCCTTTGCTCATTCGCAGGGTAGCAAGAAAACGTGAAATGGTGACAGAGAACTGGCAGACCCTGGCCCGGATGCTTTTGGTTATGCATAGCAAGATTACCGGAAAGAAATTCGAGAGCTATGAAGTGGGAATTACTTGGGATGCCGTTATCGAGCGGGATGAAAAAGAGTATGCAGATACCATCTATACCTTGGTCAACGCACTTAATACGGCTTTGCTTGGCGGTTTCATCAGCTGGGATGCTGCTGTGGACCTGCTGGCGCAGTACATTGATACCATGCAGGAGTATGCTACCGATGACCCGGAATTGCCCGGGGAAAGAGAAAGAATTATCAAGTCATGGTATTTAAGAAGCAGGCTGGAAGATACAGAAGGATTACTTGACCAATTGCAGGATATAGAGAAGGTGTTGAATCTAAACCAGAATCAGAGTCAGAAACAGAATCAAACCAATGAAGGATGATAGCCGATGGCCAAGGAGATAGATGAAATCAAGAAGGCCGCCGGTGATTACCAGAAATGGGCATTAGCTGCACGAAAACAATACATCAATTTACGATTGAGACAGGACAAAGAAATTGCTAATCTATATATCCGTTCAGCGGATAGGATTGCCAAGGAACTACGACAAATTGGAACAACCACGATTTCGGGCCAAATACAAAAGAAACATTTCAAAGAGTTAGAGAAATCTTTGCGGGCGGAAGCTGAGCTAATACAGAAAGGTTTAACGGAGGCGTTTGTTGACTATATTGACTCGGCTGCAAGGGCGGGAGTAGGATATACTCAAGGTGTTGTATTGAATCTATTTGATCAAGCGGGATTGAAGACTTCCAGGATAACGAAACTGTTCAGCCGGGTGAATAAGCAAGCTGTTGAAGCAATTTGGGCGAGAACGAGAAATGGACTTTATTTATCGGACAGGATTTGGGAACACCGCGAAAAATACCGCAGCACCATGCGGGATATCATCCAGGAATCTGTGATCATCGGCCAGGATGCCGTGAAAACAGCTAGGATGTTGCAGCAGTATGTTCGATTTGGAGCGATGACGCTTGCCCGGGACTATCCAGAAATGATGAAAAGGATGAAGGGTAGAATCCCGGGGAACATCAGCTATGAGGCGTTAAGACTTGCGAGGACAGAAATGACTGTGGCATTTGGAGAAGGAGCGATAGCCGCGGCACGAGTTGCGCCAAGCTATCTAGGGATGAAATGGGTGTTGAGTAAAAGTCATCCTGTACCAGACATTTGTGATACCCTTGCTACTACTCATAATTTTAGATTAGGTTTAGGTCCGGGAGTTTATCCCCCAGGTGATGAACCGCCCTACCCGGCTCATCCGAATTGTCTTTGTGTTTTGGTCCCGATACATGAAGATCCGAAAGAATTTGTTGTGAGGTTGAAGGATTGGCGGGATGATCCAAGTAATGACCGGGAGTTGGAAAAGTGGTATCAAAGTATATACAAACCTGGAGCAGGTAAGGCGAAATTACCCAAAGCCTCTCAAAAAGCCGCTGAATCAGTAGCCAAAGCCGCGGCAGAGGCTATAGAGAAGATAGCTGAAGAGGAAAAGGACATAATCAATCTGGACCTGGACGATTTCGAGGATTTGTATGAAAAATATCAGCCAGACGCTTACACTTACGGTACGCGTAATATAATTGAAGACGTAAAAAAGCATAGTTTTTTCTTGATAGATGAGGCTACCTTCGATGAACGAGAAGCGGCAAAGTATTATACAGCTTCGTTAGGTTATGAAGAATACAACGAAGCCTTGAGGTTCCCCGAAATATGGAAGACAACTAAGAGAAAAATCAAGAAAAGGATTGAGACTTTAACCAACCTTATTAAAAAAGCCAGTCCATTGAGTCAAAACACGATATTCTACCGCCATGACGGGTTGGGGACATTAAAACACCTCTACAATCCAGAAGTAAGGGAAATTGCATGGGACGTAGTTGTGAATGGTGATATTAGTAGGATGCCGGAACTGAAGAATATGTTGATTGGCTCAGAGATACAGGAGAAAGGATTTTTTAGCACTTCCTATCGCCAAGGCGTGTTTGTTAAGCGAGATGGTTTGGAGATACGAATTTACGCACCCAAAGGTTTCAGGGGCGGGTTATTCTTAGAAGAAATATCCACATTCCCAGATGAAAGGGAGTATCTGTTTTCCCCTGGACAAAAATTCGAGGTGTTGGATGTAGAGGTAGGCGAAGTTCCAGGGTACGGAGGGATGGAAAACTTGATACTTCATGTTGTTCCCGTAGAATCACACGAATAATTTTGTTACAAATGGTATAATATAGTTAGAAAGCGAAAAGTTAAGTGAGGTGATACAATGACTGAGGATAGATCTGTTAGATTCAGCTGGAGGCCTGGCGAGGCCAAAGCTGAATTTTCTCAATGCGCGTATTGCAAGAACGCCTTGGATTATGCTACCTGCGCAGAATTCGGGACAAAATTTAGAAAATACCGCTTCAACAAAGAACCTTGTCCAAAACGAATACCAAAAAAATGAAAGGAAGGAGGGCAATGGAAGAGAAACAAAATCAAAACCAGACAATTCAGGTTTACGAAAATTCTCCTTCAAAGCGAATTGAAATTCATTCCAGACATCAAAAGTTAGTCGTGAGAGATATGAAAACTGGGAGATATGTGAATAAACGCTGAGGCGAAAGCTGATGCGTTTTTCTTATGCCTTTGAGAGGAGGTGAGAAAGTGCCAGACAAGTTTACAATAACCGATACCGTTAGCATAGCAGATTGGGGCAGCGTGGACAAAACACGAATTCGCAACATGCTGATACAGGGATTAGAAGAAGGAGCTGAAGGAATTCGTGAAGCTATAAGAGAGGTATATTCAGTAATCCGTGGCGCAAATTTGGACGATGCGCCAAGCCAAAACTGGGTAATGCCCCACCATGAAATCCGGGACGATGGACGAATTGTCCTCAACCGTGCCGGTCTTATTGCTGCAGCTGCTGCACTTGCCGGGGCCCGAAGCGAGCCGAACCTGACGCCGCAACAAAAGCGCCAGGCGGCAAGACACCTGCTGAGACATTATAGGGAGCTTGAGCTTGAACCGCCGGAGTCTTTGGCTGATTTCGTCGGCGAAATGGCTTCTGTGCAAGCTGTCGTATCCGGAGAAATGAAAGTAGAAGACGTACCGCTGGCCTCTTGGGCTGATCTTCAGGCCTTGAAAGCCGGTGACCCAGAACCGATGGAGGTTGTGGTTGAGATTCCTGCCGGCAAGTCAAAACGGGGCTGGAACTACAGGCCAGAAGCTTTGCAGAAGATTGTCGGGGAGGTGATGAACCAGGGACTACCAGGGTTTTTGGGACACCAGAAACCGGAGGATGTGGATAGCCAATTTCCAACGCCGGTAACCCATTGGGTAGGTGCGTTATGGAAGGATGGCAAGGCTTATTTCCGGGGTGTTATAGACAAGGCGGCAGCGGACCTAAAGAGGTGGATCAAGGCCAAGACGGTCCGTACCGTGAGTATTTTTGGTATACCCAAACTGCAACAGGCTGGCGGAGAAACGCATGTTGTGGACTATAAGCCCTTATCCATAGACTGGACACCACTGGGCCGTGCAGGTATGCCAACGTCAGTAGTTGCTATTGGCGAGATGGATGAAATTCTAAATGATGGAGGTGGACAAATGAGCTGGAAAGAACATGTGGAGAAGTTAAAGGAGATGCTGGCCAGCAAAGAGGTCACAGTTGGCCAAATCGTAGGTGAAATGGGCTGGGAAGTTCAAGAAGTAGTCGGAGAGATTGACATCAAGTGGCTCCAAGAAGTTACCAGCGCCGTGGAGACCTTGGGCAAGGTGAAAGAGGTCTTGGGAGTTACTGGTGAGATGGACGTTGTCAAGGTTGCTAAAGATGCAAAGAAAATTCTTGACGAATCTATTAAAGCCGCTAAGGAAAAACTCATTGAAGAAACGATCAAGGAAAAAGTAGCCGGCGAAATGGCTCAAGCATTGGTCAAGAAGATGCTTCATCTCCCTGAAGGCGAACTGACCAAGGAAGTCATCGCTGGAGAGATTGACAAGCTCCTGGCCGATGAAGTGGTCAAGAATACAATCAGCAAATTCCACATCGACAAACCGCCTGTCATCAACAACATCGGCGATAATGGCGGGACTTCTTCTGCTTTGCGTGTAAAACACCAAGCAATATAAATTTTTATGGAGGTGTTAAAAGATGGCTTACACTGGACAACCCGTACCCAGCACTGTAACTAATATCGGGTACGGCAAAATCAGCGATGGCAAAAGCGTGAAGGTGACAGTGCCGGAAAATACCATGATTGAGGCTGGCAAGTTCTATCTGCTGGATGGTTTCCTGGGGTGTGCCGTGCAGTCGGTGACTACAGGAGCAGTGGAAACAGCTGAGGTCGTGTTGAACATTGAACCGGCGGAGTATGAAACGGACCAGATTAATACGGTGGATACTTTTGCTAAAGGAGATAAAGTC